GTCCATTGCTGGCTCAGCCAAAAACGAAAAAGGCCCGCATTTCTGCGAGCCTTCAAATCGTGGTGCCGGCACCAGGAGTCGAACCCGGGAACTACTGATTACAAGCCGGTTGCTATGATCGTTTTTTGAACACCTTGCCGTTTCATTCTGTTTAGCTAAAAGCCTTATATTGCGGGGCTTTCGGCTTTTTCTTGTTTCGCGTCGTTTCGTCATGTAACGTTGAGCACAACCAATTACGTTGACCTAACGTTGACCATGAGTAAGCGCGCTCCCTCCTTTGTAAATGACCAGATGCTGAAAGGCATGAAGCCCGGCTGCAAACCTTTAACGGAGAGCCTGCCCGGGCGAGGTAGTGGCGCGATCATGTTTAAGCGGCCTGGCGATGGCGCGCCCGCTGCGTTCTTCCGCTACTACCTGGACGGCAAGCAGAAGCTACTCAAGATCGGTGACTACCGCTCAACCCACCGCGCGACGGGCATGACGCTGGTCGAGATTCGAGATAAGGCGCGTGCCATGTCGGAACGGCTGCGTCATGAGCCGGATCTGCGAGCAGCTATCGAGGCAGACGACGCACTCAAGGAAGCCGAGCGCCAGGAGCGCATCCGCCAGTTTGAAGCCCTGAAGCAGAAGCAGGCCGACGAGGCCGCGCGAGGGAGCGTTGCGGATTTGCTCGCTGATTACCTGCTAGCGCGTACCGGAAAGGTCGGTGAGCGCCAGTTGGCTGAATGGCGACGAGTAATCGACGCGGACATTCCATCTGCAATCAAGAAGCTCAAGTGTGATGCCGTGACGCCCGCCACTGTTGAGAAGATCCTGACTCCGATCTGGAAGCGTGGTGCGACGAGCCAGGCAGAAAAGGTGCGAGCCTTTCTGCGAGCCGCTTTTCAGTATGGGCTTACCGCCGAGCACACCATCGGCAGAGCCAGCGGTAAGCGCTTCGGTTTAGCGGTCAACCCGGTGGACGCGGTGAAGGTTGACCACGCAACGAGGTCTGTTGAGCGGGCGCTAAGCGATGCCGAGTTGTGCAAGTTCTGGCACACCATCGAGATAACCGAAGGCATTGGCCCGGTCATGGCGCTGCTGTTCAAGTTCGTCATTGCAACTGGCGGACAACGCATTGCCCAGGTCGCCAGGGAGCCGTGGTCAAGTTTCGACGTGGATAAGAAGGTCATGCGCCTGATCGACGTTAAAGGCCGCGGAAGCGTGAAGCGCGTTCACCTGGTGCCGTTAACTGATCGTGCCGTCGAGATCCTGGAAGACGTATTCGAGATAAATGGCGAAGAAGACTGGCCCTGGACTTCTACCGGCAAAGCGCCGTTTGTAGTGACCAGCTTTACCCATGCCATCGCTGATTGGTGTCGCTCGAAGCACGCGGTCATTGATGGCAAACGAATCGAGCGATTCACCCCGAGAGACTTGCGCCGCACTTGCACGCAACTGATGCAGCGGCACGGGATACCCGACGAGCAATCAGATCTTTTGCAGAGTCACGGCCAAACCGGCGTCGTAGGACGGCACTACCGGAATAATCCCGAGGCGTATCTGCCAGCGAAGATCGAAGCGATGGATGCGTTCGAGGCGGCGCTGACTGCGCAACTGAAACAATTTGATACAACTTCGCAAGCAAGCGTAAACGGATTAATAAGGGTAAATGAGGGCGAATGAGGGCGAATGAGGGTGAATAGGTTTGCTCGATCCGCCATGGAACCGCTCCGCATCACACTACATGTTGTGTTTCGTCTTTGAACCCAATGAAACACCTAGCTACTATAGGGTCACTGGCTGGACATACAGCACCAAAAAGAAAAGCCCGGTGCGCTAACACCGGGCCTTCGATGGGGAAAGACGCGCTAACGTCTGCTGTACCGGCTGGCAGTACAAACCCCGAGGGGAGAAGCTTTTGAGACGGGCTTCTAGGTACAACCATAGGTTGTCCTGTGTGGACTGTATTACCGCTGGCATTGATACGTCAATGTATGACCCCGCTTGCGGGACCGGTGGAATACTGTTCGCCCCTCGGTTTTTTTCAACTCCAGTTGGAGAAACCGATGCACACATCAAAGCCTGTTATGGGCACCTTCAAGCCTGCCGCGCATTTCTGCGAGCGCCTGGAAATCAGCCGAACCACCTGGTGGCGCTGGACAAAAACACCTGGATTTCCTGAGCCGATCCGTTTTGGCCGGTCTGTCCGCTGGCCAATCGAGCCCGTTGAACGCTTCCTGACTCAGCAGGAGGCATAACCAATGAGAAATCAAACCGTCGTGCAAGCGGCGGCGGGATCGCTCGGCCTCGAAACTTTGATCGAGCCAGTTGCCCGCTTCCTTTTAGGTGAACCTAACGCGTCAGTCAGTAAGCCAACCGAACTTCGGTTCGGAACACGCGGCTCGCTCGCTGTGGATCTAGATAAGGGTGTCTGGCACGACCACGAGGAAGGCATCGGCGGCGGCGTCCTGGACTTGATCGTTCGCCAGACCGGGATCACCACCCGCGCCGGGCAACTGTCATGGCTAGAAAAGAACGGCCTTAAAGATCAGCAGCCGAGGCCGGCTCTAGTAAAGCCGAAAGTTGTGCCTAAGCCCAAGATCGACACGACATATGCATACAAGGACGAAAGGGGCCGTCTGCTGTTCGAGGTGGTCCGGTTCGAGCCTAAAGACTTCCGTCAGCGCAAGCCGGACGGCAAAGGCGGCTGGCTCTGGTCGGTTAAGGACGTTCGCCAGGTTCCGTACCATCTGCCGCAACTGCTGGAGGCGAAGCCAGATCAACCTGTTTTCATCGTCGAGGGCGAGAAAGACGTGCTCCGCCTGGAGTCACTCGGGCTGATCGCCACCTGTAACGCTGGCGGCGCTGGAAAGTGGCCGGACGAGTTGAGCAAGCATTTTTCCGACCGCCGCGTGGTCATCCTGCCCGATAACGACGAGCCTGGGCGCAAGCACGCCGACAAGGTGGCGCACGCTCTCAATATGGCTAATGCGGACGTTCGCGTCCTGCTGTTGCCTGGTCTGCCGCCGAAGGGTGACGTGAGCGACTGGCTAGACGCTGGCGGCACTGTCGAGCAGCTTCTCGAACTGGTGGCAGCACCCGGCAATCACTTGCCCGAAGATGACGCGCCTACCGAGCAACACTTCGAGCCAGGCGACGAGGATGACGACAAGCAGAGCCAGGCATCTTTGCTGGTCAAATTCGTCGAGCAGCGCTTCGAGCTGTTCCACGACTCGAACAAAGACGTGTTTGTCCGCGACCGCAAGACCGGAGAAGTCCGCAGCCTGGCCAGTCGGCAGTTCCGTGATTGTCTGGTGGCTGGCTTCTACATGGACACGGGCAAGGCGCCACGAGACCAGTCTATCCGAGAGGCATTAACCACCCTGGCCGGACTTGGCCGATTCCACGGCGAACTGCGTGATGTTCATCTGCGCATGGCAGGCGGTAATGGGGAGTATTGGCTCGACCTGGCCGCATCAGGCAGCAGCCGTGCCGTTCGGCTTCGCGCTGGGCACTGGGAGATCGTCGAGGAAGTCGAGATCGCCTTCGTTCGCCCCGAGTCTATGCAGCCGCTTCCCGAACCGATCCCTGGCGGATCTATCGACGCGCTGTGGAAGGTTGCCAACGTGCCGCACGGCTCCCGCCTGCTGGCCCTAACGTGGATGATTGAATGCCTGCGACCGGAGACACCCTTCCCGGTAATGGAGCTGCTAGGCGAGCAGGGGAGCGCCAAGAGCACCACGCAAACAGCACTGCGCCGGCTGATCGACCCCAACGCCTGCGACCTGCGCGGAGCACCCAAAACAGTCGAGGATGTTTTCGTATCTGCCGGAGCCTGCGCAATGGTCAGTTACGAGAACATCTCGCACCTACCTGCACCTATGCAGGACGCGCTGTGCGTACTCGCCACCGGGGGCGGGTTTGCCAAGCGCAAGCTTTACTCCGACGCTGAGGAGAGCGTCATCACCGTCAAGCGCCCGATCATTCTCAATGGCATTTCCGCCGCCGTGACTGCACAGGATCTTGTGGACCGTGCCATCACCATCGAGACGCCCGTCATCACCGAGCGCCAAGAGGTGACGGGGCTATGGCGCGAGTATGAGGAGAGTCTGCCGCACCTGTTGGGCGCGCTGCTGGATATTGCGGCAAAGGCGCTGGTAGTCCTGCCTGACATGCAGATCCCTGCTGATGAACGTCCCCGTCTAGTCGAGTTCGCACTCCTCGGAATGGCCGTCGCGAAAGCTGCTGGACACGCTCCTGCAGACTTCATGCGCGAGTTCAACGCCTGCCGACAAGAAAGTCTTGCACGCACCATTGATGCGAGCCCTGTAGCGGCGGCCGTAGTGGATATGATCGAGGCCCGCTCGCAAGGCGTTACCGCCCCCGCCAAGGATATCTTGCTCACGCTGGAGCAGTACCGTCCGGTCGGCTGCGATTCATGGCCGCGCTCACCAAAAGGGCTTGGCGACGCACTACGCCGCGCAGCCCCCGCGCTGAGGCAGCTGGGCATCGACTGTAAGTGCCTGGGCAAGATCGGCGGCGCGGTTAAGTGGGAGATAAAAAGAAAGTCTCCGAAGCAAAGTCCTGCAAGTCCTGAAGTCCTGCAAGAAACCAAAAAACCAGCCGAACAGCAGGACATTAGGACATGCAGGACTTCGAGTTGGGAAGTTTCTCCCGTCGAGTTAGCCTTCGACGAAGCTGACGCGGAGGCTTTCTAATGGCCGCTATCGACTATCTCCGTGCCCACGGCTTCAGCGCCAAGGTGAAAGGCAACCGGCTAATCGTCTCGCCATCTAGCAAGCTGACGCCGGACGTTCGCCAGTACATCAAACTGCATCGCTTGGAACTGCTAGCAGAGGTCGCTGCTAATGACGGCGAATCGCGTCGGGGTCACTGGACGATAACGGTAGCGGGACACCCGCCGTTTACCATGATCTGCGAGCCAGTTACCCATGGCGAAGCGCTTAGAAGAGCCAGAGAACGATGGCCTGACGCAACCGCGCAATGACCTCAACCCCGCCACCGAGCGGGGTTTTTTGTGCCCGCTACAACGTGCCGAGCCTGCCTGTCAACGATTAGTTGCATGGAATACTGTATATGCGTACAGTATGCGTGCATGTCACCTAACTTTACAGGTATCAACGAATGAAGATTTCCGCCCTACGCGAGCAGCGCTCCGCCAAGGTCGCCGCCATGAAAACCCTGGTAGATGCCGCAGCCGCTGAAGGCCGCGATCTGTCTGCCGACGAAACCAAGCAGTTTGAGAGCCTGAAGGCTGAAGAACGCGCCCTGTCCGCTCAGGTTGAGCGTGCCGAGTACCTGGGCGAAGTAGAACGCCGCGCCGCTGGCACTCCGGTATCTGGCGCACCCTCTGCCGACTTCGACCGCCTGGCCGACTCCGTGAGCGTCACCCGCGTGATTCGCGCTCAGATGGAAGGCCGCAGCCTTGACGGTGCCGAGGCTGAATATGCCCGCGAAGCTGAACGCCGCAGTGGCCGCAAAGCCGAGGGCGCCTTCGTACCCTTCGCCAGCCTGGAGAAGCGCGCCAACACCACCGCGACCGCGCCCGAGCTGGTAGGAACTGATCACCGCGCTGACCAGTACATCGGCCCGCTGCGTGAGGCTCTGCTGGCTCGCTCGCTGGGCATCCGCGTGATGACCGGCCTGCGTGGCAATGTCGCCATTCCGAAGTTCGGCAGCGGCCTCGAAACCGGCTGGGTCACTGAAGGTCAGGCAGTGCCAGAAGGTCAGATGGCATTCGACCAGGTGACGCTGACCCCGAAACACGTTGGCGGCAAAACCGAGATGAGCCGCCAGCTCATTCAGCAGTCCGCGCCTGCCATCGAACAGCTTGTGCGTGAGGATCTGTCCGCTCTGATCGCCAAGCAGATCGACGCCGCGATCATCAACGGTTCCGGTCTGGCTGGGCAGCCGCTGGGCATCCTGAACACCGTTGGCATTCAGGCCGCAGGCGACGTTCCGACCACTTGGGCCGGCGTTCTGGCGATGCTCGAAAAGCTGGATGACGTGAACATCGCCAACGGTCGCTGGCTGACTACTGCCGCCATCCGCACCGCCCTGGCTGCTGCTGAGAAGGTCGCCGGATCTGGTAGCGGTTTCCTGTATGACGGCGGAGCAATGGCTGGCCTGGCCCTGTCCACCAGCAAGAGCGTGCCGGCTGGCAAGCTGATCCTGGGCGACTTCTCGCAAGTCATGCTGGGCGTCTGGAGTGAGATTGACATCCTCGCTAATGCTTGGGCAGAGCCAGCTTATTCGCGAGGCGGCATTCAGGTGCGCGCTATGGCCACCGTAGACACCGCCGTGCGCCATCCGCAGGGCTTCGTCGTAGCGACCGAGGTCTAAGCAATGGAACGGCGCGCAAGCAACGGGCTGAAGCCTGACGGACGCAAGCTGACCGGCTATGCCGCTCGGTTCAACTCTGAGACGGACCTGGGCGAGTTTGTGGAAGTCATCCGCCCCGGTGCCTTCACCCGGACGCTTGCCGCCGCTTCTGCTGGAAACATCCGGGCGATCTATGAGCACGACGGCAAGTCGCTGCTCGGTCGCCTGGGTGCCGGCACTCTGCGACTCACCGAAGATTCCGAAGGCCTGGCGTTCGAGCTGGACCTTCCCGACACCACCCTCGGCCGCGATCTGGCCGAGCTGGTGAAGCGTGGCGACGTGGCCGGCTGTTCGTTCGGGTTCCTGCCCGTTCGTGACACCTGGGCCGAAGGCGCGAAACCCGTCCGCGAATTGCGCGACGTGGATCTATTCGAGATCACCATCACGGCCAACCCGGCCTATGACGCGACGAGTGTTCAAGTCCGGTCGAAGCTGCCGCGCTCGATTCGCCTTGCCCGTCTGTATCTGGAGGCCTGCCAGTGAAGTTTCCGCGCCTGTTCAAACGATCCAGCCCCGAGCCGACGACCCCGGCGTATGACACCTATTACGACCGCCTGACGGGCTTTCCTGGCGTGGCTGGCGTAGACGTGAACACCACCACCGCCGAAGGTATCAGCGCCGTCTATGCCTGCGTGGCTGCTATCAGTGAGACAGTGGGAAGTCTGCCGCTCGACGTGTACCGCAACACCGACAACGGACGCGAGAAGGCCAAGAGCCACCCGCTATACCGCCTGCTGCACGATGCGCCCAACAACTACCAGACCGCCTTGGAGTTCCGCGAGCAAATGCAACGTCACGTCCTGCTGCGTGGCAACGCCTATGCCGAGATTGTGTGGAACCCGAACGGTTCGGTGAAAGCCCTGCTGCCGATGCATCCCGATAGCGTGACTGTGCTTCGTTCGAGCCTGGGCAATCTGGTGTATGAGCACGTTGACGGCAAAGGCAATCAGCGCCGTCTGCTGGCCGATGAAGTCTTGCACTTGCGTTATCACAGCGACGACGGAATCCTCGGACGCTCGCCCATTCAGGTAGCCCGCGACACCATCGGCCTGGCACTGGCTGAACGCACCCACGGCGCGAAGATGTTCGAGCAGGGCACCAAGTTGTCGGGCGTCATCGAGACACCACCCGGCACCACGAAAGAACAGGCCGGCCAGATCCGCGAGAGCTGGTCCGCTGGTCAAGCCGGTATCGCCAACCACGGCAAGACCGCTGTGCTGCCGCAAGGCGCGACGTTCAAGACCGTGAGCATGACGCTTGAGGATGCCGAGTGGATCGAAGCCCGGCGCCTGTCCATCGTCGAGACAGCCCGCCTGTTCCGTGTGCCTCCGGTGATGATTGGTGACATGGAGGCGAGCAACTATTCCAACGTCGTCGAATTGTCTCGTTTCTTTGTAACGAACACCCTGCGCCGTCATCTGGTTATGTGGGAACAGGCGATCAACCGGGCGTGCATTACCAATCCGGCGTTCTTCGTCGAGCACAACGTGGAAGGTCTGCTGCGTGGCGACAGCCTGGCCCGCGCCAACTTCTATCAGCGCGGCATCGAGGACGGATGGATGCTCCGTTCTGAGGTGCGCCGCATTGAAAACCTGCCCGCCATCGAGGGCGTGGATCAAGTTAACGAGAAGGTTAACGAGGTTAACGCATGAGCAAGCGCCGGACGTTAAGTCTTAACAGCGCCGCCTGGAAGAACCTTCGCGCTCAGGTACTCGCTGAGGAACCGCTGTGCCGTATGTGTACCGCACGCGGCCTGGTAGTGCCTGCCACTGACGTTGACCACATCGAGGACAGCCGCGAGGACTACACCGACGACAACAGCCGGGAGAACCTTCAGAGCCTTTGTCACACCTGTCATAGCCTCAAGACAGCCGCGAGCATGAATAAAACCGTGTTCCTGGGCTGTGACGTGAACGGCCTGCCGCTCGACCCGGCGCATCCGTGGAACAAGGCGGAAAAATCACCAGCAACCGCTGGCGAGAAGACCGCCCTCCCCCTGCGTGTTTATTACTAACCGCCATGAAAACCACCCCACGCCGCCCCCGCTCAGACAGCGCCAGAGCCGCCGTAGCAGCCGCTCAGGCCGTTGCGCTTGGCCCTATAGCGCCGCCTGCGTTTGTGCGCGTGAGCAAGGCCGCCAGGCCGTTCTGGGATGCCATCGTGACCGCTCGCCCGCGTGATACCTGGACCGATGCTGACCTGATCCTGGCCGCGAGCCTTGCCCGCGCCTATGCCGACATCGAGCAACTGCAAAAGACCCTCGACCGCGATGGTTTCATCCTGGACGGCAAGGCGCACCCGGCGATTGCCATCATGGAAAACATGAGCCGCCGCGCCCTGGCAACTGGCCGCCAGTTGAAGGTGGACACCATCGCCACCGTGGGCAAAGCCGAGGATCTGCCGAAAAGCGCCGCCCTGGAGCGAGACGCCCGCGCTCAGCTCGACGACGACCTCATCCCAACCTTGGCGACGATGCAATGACCAGGGCCGAGAAGATCATCAGCTTCGTGGAACGCTACTGCGTCAC